GGGGAGATGACAGTTTGAATAGTATGGCTGCATATGCACTTGGAGCTTCAAAAGAAGTTATTGAAGGTGAAAACTTTGCGGGTGGAGCAATTGATCAAATCATAAAAGCTGCGGGTGTCGCACAAAATGTTTCAGTAGGAGGAAATGGTCAAAATTTAGCTTCATCATATTTTTCAGCAGCAGCAGCAAATGTTCTTGGAGCAAACACTAGTTTGGAAGGTGTCTTATCAAGAGCTTCTGGAAAAGTTTTAAATCCAAATATGGAATTGTTATTTAAAGGTGTAAAGTTAAGATCATTTAATTTTGCCTACGATTTAGTAGCAAGAGATAAAAATGAATCAAATGAAATTAAAGGAATCATAACCACACTTAAAAAAGCAATGGCACCAAGAAAAAGTGCCGGTTCTGGTGGATCTGGTGGAGGAGGACTATTTGTATCGGCACCAAACGTATTCCAACTAACATATAAAAAAGGTGCCGGAAAACATCCATTTTTACATACATTCAAACCGACAGCACTATTAAATATGTCGGTTGACTATACAGCATCTGGAACATACGCAACTTATTCTGATGCAACTCCAGTTCATATAAAAATATCTATGTCATTTCAAGAGTTAAATCCAGTTTATTATGAAGATTATACAAATACTCTAGAAGGAGTAGGATACTAAAATGGGATATTTTAGAGAGTTACCAAATATAGAATATCAATCATTCTTAAATGATTCTACATCATCTAAGGATTATATTCTAGTTAAGAACTTATTCCGAAGAACTAAACTAAGGGATGATTTACTAAATGTAGTCACACTATTCAATAAGTATCAAATTCCAGATAATTCTCGACCAGATTTAGTTGCCGAAGAACTTTATGGAAGTCCAGATTATGATTGGGTAGTATTAATTAGTGCAGGAATCATAAACATCAGGGATCAATGGCCATTATCTGATAAAGACCTATATGAATTTGCTCTTAAAAAATATGGAAATGATCTAACAGAAATTAAACATTACGAAACTGTTGAAGTTAGAGATGCGAATGATCGCCTAATACTTCCTTCTGGCAAAATCGTTGATCCAAACTTCACCATTCCTAAACCAGATAAAAAAGATGTAACTATAAATCCTGTTGCAGGAGTAACAAATTATGAATATGAAGTGAAGAAAAACGAAGAAAAGAGAACCGTATACTTACTTAAACCAGAATACTTACAACAATTTTTGAATGACATGAGAATTATTATGTCATATGAACAATCATCACAATATGTCAGTCCTACTTTAATTAAGACAGAAAATACTAAGTCTACAATGCCATAAAAAAAGAGGGAGTAAACTCCCTCTCAGTATTATAAGATCACTCTTCTGCCAAACGGGCAAAATACGACAGAGTATCATCATCCTCATCTTCCACAACTTGACTAGAACGAGTCGGTTTCAGGTTGCTGAGTTCGGTACGCAGATCTTCAGTCAGAGAAGGCGCAGGACCACGATAATCTTCCTCATCCTCAACTTCAGGATCTTGACGGCGAGAAGACTTATTACCCAGAACATACTCAAGACGCTTCTTCAGTTCATCATAAGATTTAAACTGATCAGGAGCAACAAGTTCCGAAAGAGAATATTGCTTCTTCCAGATTGCTTCCATGGCGTCATCATCGTCTAGAAGAGCACTCTGAGCGGCAAACTCACTAGAGTCATAGTTACGATAACCAGCGACGTTCTTTGCCTTCAGTTTAAAGTTTGCACCTTGCCAGAAGTCAAAAGGATCGATAGGAGTTTCATCCTCAAACTCAGGTTGCATAGCGGCAGTAATCTTGTCAAAGATTTTCTTGCCGAACTTGTAAAGGAAGACTTTACCTTCATTAGTAGGATTGGCAGGATCCTTTACAACATAGATGTTTGCAACGTAAGTCAGTTTACGCTTTTGCTTACGGGCAACTTCCTTGCCAGCATCAGTGCCATTGTTCCACAGTTCAGAATTCAGTTCCGAAACGGGATCTTTCTGACCAAGAGTCGTCAGAGAGTTTTCAATATACCAACCACCGGGACCTTGGAATGCGTGACTGTAGAGTTTCACGAAAGGAAGGTCTTCACCATCGGGGGCGGGGAGGAAGCGAATTACGGCATAACCGTTACCGCTTTTGTCAACATCCAACTTCCACAGGCGGTCATCGGAAGAACTGGAAGAAGAATTCATCTTCTCTACTTCTTTTACCAGTTTAGCGGTAAGAGAACCAAGTTTGGATTGTTTTTTAAGATCGGAAAAAGACATTTGGATTACTTTGGATAAATTGGATTTGGTTTTGCGACAACTTTATTGTACCACAGGGGTAAAATGGTTGTCAAGCCATAGGTTATTTAGTTTTATTTCGGTGTTGCGACAATGCAGCGAGTCTACACCTTTCAACTACTTCTGATGAATGTTTCCTTCCTTTTGGCCATCCACCTTTATGTGATTGTTTTTTCTTTGTTTCACTTATTTTTCTTTTAGTTTCTTCAGATCTTTTTTCACAAAAATAAAACTTTTTAGAAGTTTGTTTTGCTCTATTAGCAAAGTGTGGATTTTTATCTACTTCATAAAAATCGTGAAGAACACATTCTGCTTCAAGTGCTTCTTCCACAGTATTAAAAGTTTCTAAAATAATTTTTTGAGTTGGTTGAAAAGTTTTATCGCGGAAACTTCCAAAATACTTCACATCTTTTTCAGGAAGACATTTACACTCCCTTTTTCCAATATATCCTCTTCCATATTCCTCATAGGAATAATACACATAAAAGTGTTTCATTATTCTAATCTAACCGGGTGACATAAGTATTTATACAAGAAAAGGGCATCTAGATGCCCTTTTCCACCTGAAAAGTGTCACCCGATCAGGCACAAGTATTTATTAACTGTCAATGTATTGCTTGAGAGATTCAATAGTCTTAGTCATACTATTGAATAAGATATTCATATCAGTTTCGGGAGGAAATCCCATCAGAGCAACTGATTTTCTCAGATTCTCTTTCATCTCAATTGCCTGAGGATCGTCCGAAAGAGACAACCGAGTATACATTATTCTTTGTTTATCTAATAACACTGTGAGTTTATCAATATGTTCTATTTTTTCTTCACGAGTCATTTTTCCAAAGGTCAAAATACTCCCATAAAGATCTTGCTGTAACTTATTGATTTCTTTTAGTTCTTCCTGAATAATATCAGATTCAAAAAAATTATTCATTGACAATTTCCCGCAAAATCTTTTTATATTGAAATATATTGATATTTAGAAATGGATCATATTTTGAGATTTTTAAACTTACGGTTTCCCACACTGGATCTAAAAGTTTCTTATCAAATTTTTTTCCAAACTTAAATATTTTATCATAAATTACTAGAGTTTCAATTGCAATTTTTCCACTAAGAAATCTTTTCAAAACTGGTGGATGTTGTTTTGAGCAATTAAATAAATCATCTAAGTTGTATTCAGATAAAATTTCTTCAGATTGTTCCTTAAACAAATAACTTAAACTTTGCTGACGTTTCATCCATTCCGAATAAATTTTTTCACCAGAATTGATAATCTCACCAATCCATAAATTCTGAGGGTTATCGGCAGATACAAAATTTGCTAAAAGAAAATCCACAATTTCCTTATCGGAATACTTTCTGGAGCTTTTTTCAAACCAGTATTTGTCTTTTCGTTTATTAAAAGAAGTTAATGATGCTCTAGTTTTTTTAGCGTATTTAAAATAGTCATATTTGGGATTTGTGAAATGATTTTTTATTCCCAAATAGCAAGTATAACATTCAAAAGGACTCATCAGATAGGCAACTTTGCTTTAGAAGTTTTTTTCATAAAGTTGAGATTAATAGCATCATACTTTAATCTCTCTTTCAGAGGTTTAGATATAAGTTTAGTAATTGAATCTACTTCAATCGAATTAATTTCACAATAATAGCAAATAGCATCAATGTAATTCATATTTTCTTCTGCCACGATTTTCTCTATTTCTAAAGAAAATTTAGAGGGAGTAAGAAATTTGTCTTGTATTACCTGTTCTAATTCTTTATTAGGTTCCATAGAGTTCCAATTTATCTCCAACAAACTTTCTAATGTATTCGGTGAGTAACTTGATGTACTTTCTTTTGTCGTATTCTTCATAGACGATGCATTCTCC